TGAGTTGCTTTCTCTAGGGGTGCGCTCTTCAGTCATCTAAGGTTCTCCTTAGCCATTTGTCTGGCATACTGTTCGTTAGTTAACCCTAGTTTCTTAGCGAGAGAAATTTGGGTAGCCGTCATCTGCCATTTGCGCGGTTTTGCTCCATTATTCCTATTGGATGAAGCCACTACCGTGGAGCGGTGATTAGCAGTCGCAGGCGCGTTACGACCATTAGTATCGCTATTATCCTGCCAATCAAAAGTTGGATAAGACTCTCTCATACCTCGATCTATAAAGTCAAAGTATTCAGGAGAATTTGGCTTTATTCCACTGTCAACAATAGCCTCTTCATGCAACCCATAAGCTGTTGCAGTCATTCTTTTATTGTCAGGGGACATAAACCATTTGTTTTTTTCAGCCCAATCCTTAGCCTCTGGATCAACTTTAGTTTCTTGTTGAGGCTGTTGCATTGGAGCTTGTTGCGGCATCTGATATCTATATTGATTTTGAATTTGAGCTTGTTGAGCTATTTGTGCTTGTTGGCTTTGAATGTTTTGCTCGTATTTTTCAGCTTCTGCTAACTCAGCCTGAGCTTTATATAAAACTTCTTGAGAGTTAACTACAGTATCAGTATCGCCTTCTTCATACGCTTTTTTGTATGTAGATTTTGCATTCTCTAACGCCATCTGAGCTTTTGCTTTAATTTGCCCTACTAAAGCAGATTCGCCACGATGAATAATTGACTCATACTCTTGATTCTTATTACTAAGAGTTTGAGTAATTCTTACTGCTTCATCTCGCATTCTTTCAGCCGCTTCACGCTGTCTTCTTTCTTCATTTTGTTCATAGCGTAATTTATTAATGCGCTTTTGAACTTTTTCAGAATAACCAGAAAGCTCATCATCATCGTCATTAGCTGTTTTAGATTTAGCAGGTCTTCTATCTTCTAAAGGACGGTCATCAAGAACCTCTACCTCTATGTCAGAATTCTCTTCAACCTGCTCTTTAGATTTTTTACCAATTTTAGTTTTAACACCAAAGAATCTTTCTTCAGGGCTACTTTCTTGAATTGGAGTATCTTCAACTTCACTTTTTACTTCTTGATTAGATTCGCTCATACCTTACCTATGCCTCTTGGGTCTTGGACTACAGCTTCAACGCTGTCATCATTAATTAAACGAAATTCTTTTCCATGCACTTTAAAACGAGTGCCTGAGTAAGATCGCATAACAATCCAGTCACCTTCTTTACAGAAAGCTCCCGATGGGAATCGTTGAGGATCAGCATAAGCATCTGGGCCAAGATTTAGCACCATGCCTGTAATTGAACCTACTTCTTCTTCTTGCAACGATTTGGCAGATTTAATAATACCGCCTTCGGTTTTTTCTTCTGGCTCAGGTAGAGCAATCAATATTTTGTACCCTCTGGGTTCAGGCAATTGACTAGCCTTTTCAGCATTTTCAGCTTTTTTTGCTAATGAAACACTCATTAGTTGACACCTTATGCACTGGAAAAAAGCGTCCAGAGTCGCTGTGCATCGCCTTATGCGATGAATTATTGAGTTTCTAGCTTACTTTTTAAGTCTAAAAGCTCTCTTTCTGCAAGGGCTAAACCCTCTATAACTCCACAAGATTTAGCATATTCGCTAAAATCTTTACATCCACCGCCTGAAACATGATCGCTTATATCGTTCATTTGATCTCTTATCTTATCTCTAAGGTAATCAAAAGATCCTAGGGGTGATTTACTCATTAGTTAAAGACTCCACAATTTCTCGACCTATTCTAAATCCTTCTATTTGGTCTTTTGATGCAATTTTTCTAGAATCTAATTGTTCTCTTACATTATCTTCTGCAATTTTTACAGCCAACCTAGCTTTTTCAATTTCTGCTTGTTGATCAAGTTTTTCTATATCGAACTGAGCTTTTGTTTGAGCCTTAGTAAATTCAAGTTGCATCTTAGCTTGATCAAGTTGAGCTTTAGCTTGAGCCTGCATTTCTTTAATTTGCAATTCTTTTTGAGCCATTTGAACAACTGGATCTTGTTGTTGCTCTTGTGCTTGTTGTGCTTGTTGTTCTTGTTGATTTTTGCCTTTAAGCTGTTCAGCGGCAGGAGCAACAAGTCTAGATATCCTTAACTCTATATCTTCAGGAAGAGATTCTCCCTCTGGAGGCAATTCAACACCAAGTTCTTTTTCAATTTGCTGACGATAAGCAAAAGCTAGATGCTCTTGTATGTGAGCCGCCATAGCCGCTTGCATTCCTTGAGCATTTGGGCTTTTTCCTGCAAGCTCTTGAATCTTAGGATCTTCCATAAACGACATATGCGTTTGAATATGAGCTTCATGATCTTGATAAATAAACGCTTTAACAGGATCATTTTTTAGAATATTCATATTCTCAGTGACTGGATCAGTTGGCTTTTTATCTTCATCAAGAGGAATAATTTTATCTGCATCCCTTATATTTAACACCTCAAGCATTTGCCTGTGCAATAAAGGCAAATCATACATTTCTGGATTTTGTTGAGATAATTGCAATGCCGCTTGATATTGCATAATGCGTTGCGCCATAGTTCCTGAGTTAGGGTCGCTAACAGCAATAACATCAACTCTTCCATCAAAGTCATCTGCTACAACAGCACCTTTTTCAGAACTATATGGATAAGCTGAAGGGCCAAAATCAAACACTATTCTAGACAATAAGCGCAATTCTTTACGCATTGAGGCGTGTAATCTTGCCTGAACTGCGCTCATAACCTTCATAGAACGCTCTAAAATAGCCAATGTAGTCCCTACAGGGGCTTCTGAGTTCATATCTGCGGCTTTAACATCTGCCGCTGATGCAAATCTACGTCCTTCCTCTACAATATCGCCCATAAGCTGATAAAGCACGTTACTTGGCTCTTTATAGGGTAAAAAGCTAATATTATCGCGTATAGCACCACCCGGAACATCAACATCTCTAAATTCTCCCGGCATTATTGGCGTATCATCGCCTTTAATCCGCAATCCTCTAGATTTTAAGCCTCCCGGAAGGTTACTCAATGTTCCTGCATCAACAAGTTGGCGTAAAAGCGAGGTTGCAGACTTTGCAAGACCGCCAATCATGTGAATTAAGCCAAACCCGTAGAATCCAAGGCCGGGCATGTACTGATAATGAACAAAATGTTCACGTTTCATTCTGTTAGCATCTTCTTCGTAGTAATTTCTTCTTATAGAAAGCACTTTTCGAGAACTTTGATCAATACTGACAACATAAGGAAGCTGTATGCCAGTCTCCTCTCCATCACTTACATCTTCAAAGCCAACCAAATCAAGATCAACTTGTATTTCAAGGATGGTGTGACGAGAATCACTGTCATAACTAGATGAATTACCTGTTAACTCGTTATATTTATGCTCTATTTCATCAGTATCTTGACTTGCATTGCCTAAATCAACGTCAGAATAGAATCCAGATACCTGTAATTTTCTAATTTCATTGCTTGTTCTCTTCATAATGTGAGTTGCACGTTCGCAAGTCACTAAATCAGAAGCTCCATAGCTAACAACAAAGTCCTCAGCAGGTACAAACATACTGCAAGGACGGCCCATGTTAGGGTCAAAGTAAACTTTTCTAAATGCAGAGCCTGCTAAAGGCAATGAAAACAATAATCTTTCTGTTTCTGAGCGATACTCACTCATTTTTTCAGTTACCAAATAGTTTAAGTAGTCCTGAACTCTATTTGCTTGCTTTTCTTTTTCTTCATCTATAATGCCAACAACCGTTGTTTTAACAGGACCACTAGCAGGGAATAACTCTTGTATAGACTGTGACTGAAACTTTATAACCGACTCTGTTAACAGCGGATGAAATACGCCACAAGCCCCATCCCAAGGAGTTGTTCTGTCTTCATGCTTAAGTCCAAGAAGATCTAATCCTTCAACATAAGTTCTTTCCCAATCTGATCGACTTTCTTTGTCAGATTTAAAAGAGCCTATTAAATCATTAGCTATAGCTGTTAATTCTTTTTCATCAATAAACTCAGCAAGATTAGCATCAAAGGGAACATCATCCATTGGATTGTTCTCATTGAAATCAAAAATAAGACCGCCATCAGGTGTCTCAACAGAAACAGAATCAGGATTGACTATTTCAATTTCTAAAGGCCCATCCGCCTCTTCAGCAGTTAGCTCTTCAGGAGTTACTAATGGTTTATCAATCGCCACTTAGCTATTCTTCCTATATGTCATGTTAAGCTCCTACCACTCGCCAAATTGGGTTAAAAATTTTTTTTGCGCCTACTTGATCAGCGCCTTTACTTTCCCAAGCAAGCTCACCTAGCCTGTTTATATAAACACTGTACTCATCATCTTCTAAAGTAATGTATTTAGAAGTAGAAAGCTCAGGGTTACGAATAAAACCTTTTTCTTCAAAAGCAGAAGCTATTCTAGTTTGTTCTTTTAATTCCATTTAAGCCCAAATTTTCTTTTTACCGCCATGATATACAACAGCATGGCCTTCTAAAACAAGGATATTGCATATATCTTCGCCTTCCTTATTGTAAGGAGTGCCTAATATGCGCCCATATTTGCCTGTGCCGTGAGATATTAATGTAATAGGCCCACTGCATAGCTCAATCAATCGTTCCTTAGCGGCTAAACCTAACGCCTTCTCAGCTAAGTTTCTAGTTCTGCTTTCTGGTGTATCTATTCCTGAGAGCCTTACTCTTTGTTTTTTGAGCCAAACATCAAATCCCAAATCAACATCAACATCAATGGTATCACCATCTATAACTCTCAGGAGGTTGCACTTGTAAGTGTAGGGGGTCAATGGTTATCCGTTCTTAGTGAACTTCTGTGGACGAGCCGCACCACTACCGCGAGCAACGCCTCCTCTAGCCTCACCTTTGGCTGACATAGTTTTGCCGCCTCTGAAGTAGCCTTTGGTTTTTGAAACCTTTCCACCGACTTTCATTTTACCTTCTCCATCAGCGGCAAAGAAAGGAACCATCTTTCCGTTCTTCTCTACCATATCTAACTTGCCACCTGCCTTCATGCCTTTGGCTTTCATCTTGCCACCTGCTTTCATACCTTTGGCTTTCATCTTACCGCCACCTGCATAACCTTTAGACTTCTTCATCTTGATCCTCTGCGTATAAGTTATCAAAGATTCTGTTTACATCTAATGTGTAATCCAAATCTGATTTGCTGTAATGAATGTGTTGAGAAGGGCGAAAATCTGGAGCGCCTTCTCCTGTTTCAAACCATGCAGGGTGAGTTACCCTAACGCGATTATTTGGTAAAGCTACAATGTTTCCTGTGTATGGCCCTGCATCTAATAGCTCCATCACATGACTTTGCTTGTGCTGTGCAGGATCATCTGCTATTTCATTGTTTGTATAATCT